CTGTCACCGGTCTAGCTTTGGCGTTGGGTTTTAAGTCTCGGCAATCTTTGATTGACTATCAAGGAAAAGCTGAGTTTTCTGACACGATAACGCGCGCGAAACTACGGTGCGAGAGATACGCCGAAGAACGGCTCTATGATCGTGACGGAAACGGCGGGGCAAGATTCAGCTTGCAAGTCAATTTCGGGTGGAGCGATAAGCCGAAAGAAGCGGAGCAGGAAGAGCGTCACGATGATGGTTTGATAAAGGCATTGAATGCCGCCGCAGACCTCAGCCCGCCGGATGACGTGGAGATGCTGCCAGAGGAAGAGGAAGACCATGCGGAAAAGTAACGGTTTTCGATGGAAAGCCCTCAGCCAGCGGCAAAAGATGGTTCTTTGCTGGTGGACACCGCAGAGTGCATACAGCGGTTACAACGGCATCATTGCAGATGGCGCTATCCGCTCGGGCAAGACCTTTGCCATGAGCTTTTCGTTCGTCCAGTGGGCCATGACCTGCTACAGCGGCCAGCAGTTTGCCATGTGTGGCAAGACCATCGCCAGCTTCCGGCGCAACGTGATGGGCACGCTCAAGCAGCAGCTTGCAGCCCGTGGCTACAACGTCAAGGAGCACCGGGCAGAAAACTGCATGACCGTCAGCAAGAGCGGCAGAACCAACGAGTTTTATCTTTTCGGCGGCAAGGACGAGAGCAGCCAGGACCTGATCCAGGGCATCACCCTTGCCGGGGCATTCTTCGACGAGGTGGCCCTGATGCCGCAGAGCTTCGTAAATCAGGCCACAGCCCGATGCTCTGTCACCGGGTCAAAGTTCTGGTTTAACTGCAACCCGGGCAGCCCGCAGCACTGGTTTTATCTGGAATGGGTGCGCAAGTGCCGTTCCCGCAAGATGATGTATCTCCATTTCACGATGGACGACAACCTGTCGCTTTCTGAGGACATCAAGGCCAGATACCGCAGCCAGTACAGCGGCGTTTTCTATCAGCGCTACATTCTGGGCCTGTGGACGGTGGCCGAGGGCCTTGTATATGACATGTTCGACCGCAAGAAGCACGTCGTTGATGAGCTGCCGGAGCTGTCACCAAAGAGCGCCTATGTGGCGTGCGACTTTGGCACCCAGAACGCAACGGTTTTTTTGCTATTCCAGAAGCAGGCAGATGCAGACTGCTGGATCGTCGCCCGGGAGTACTACTACAGCGGCCGGGAACAGAAGCGGCAAAAAACCGTGGGCGAGTACGTCACAGACCTCAAGGCGTGGCTGAATGGTCTCAAGCCGGAGAGGATCATCGTTGACCCCTCTGCCCTGCCCCTGATTACAGAGCTGCGCAAGAACGGCTTTACTCAGACACCAGCAAACAACGACGTTCTGAGCGGCATTCTGGACGTGCAGACCATGCTGCAGACCGGGCGGCTGAAGATCTACAAAGACTGCAAGCACACGCTGGAAGAGTTCGGCGTGTACGCTTGGGATCCGGATAAAGACGACACCGTGCTGAAGGTCAACGACCACTGCATGGACGCTATCCGCTATTTCGTGCGCACAAAGCGCCTTGTGAAACTGAGGGATTGATTTTGAGCACTGTATACACATTCCAGACATTTCAGCAGGCGCAAGCCGCCGGGGAACAGCCTGATTTCATCCGGCGCTTCGTGCAGCAGCACTGCGCTTCCAAGCCCTACAAGATGGCTCTGGACGCCGACCTGTACGATGCCCAGAAAAACCCGGGGGCTGAACGCTTTGCGCAGGCTTACGCTTTGATGCTGAAGCGCCTATCCAAAAACACCAAGCAGGACACCCCACACCCCGATATGGTCAAGAGCAATCTTTTCCGGCGGCTCAACAAGCAGCGGGCGACCTACTCCCTCGGCAACGGTGTGGTCTTTGCAGACGAGGGCGTGGACAAGGACAGGCTAGGGCAGAGCTTCGATGAGCAGATCCAGAAAGCCGGATATTTCGCCCTGATCCACGGCGAGAGCTTTGGATTCTGGAACAGCGACCATCTTGTGGTGTTCAAGCTGACCGAGTTTGCTCCCCTGTACGATGAAAAGACAGGCCTTTTGCAGGCAGGCGTGCGCTTCTGGCGGCTGAACCCGGACACGGATATGCACTATATCCTGTACGAGCTGGACGGCTTTACCGAGTACACGGAAAGCAAAATCGGAAATGTGATGCAGGAGACAACGCCGAAGCAGTCATACAAGAGCGTGACCGTCACCACCCCCGGCGGCGGGCTGGAAAGCGTGGAGGGCGAAAACTACAGCGCCCTTCCCATTGTGCCGCTGTGGGGCTCCGACCTGCACCAGAGCACCCTTGTGGGGCTGAAAGCCTACATCGACAACACCGATCTGGTAATGTCCGGCTTCTGCAATGACTTGCAGGACTTTTCGCAGATCTACTGGCTGTGCGAGAACTTCAACGGCATGACCGATGATGAGCTGCAGGAGTTCCTTGTCAAGCTGAATTTGTACCACATTGCAGGCGCAGACACCAGCGAGGGCGGCAAGATCACCCCCTACACCACCGAGATCCCCGTGACGGCCCGGCAGGCTCTGTTGGAGCTGCTCCACACCCGGGTCTATGAAGACTTCGGCGGTCTGGATGTGCACTGCGTGAGTGCAGACAGCACCAACGACCATCTGGATGCAGCCTATGAGCCGCTGAACCAGAACGCAGACGACTTCGAGGCGCAGGTCAAGCCGTTCATCCGGCAGATCTGCGCACTGGCTGGCTTTGAAAACGCTATGCCGACATTCAACCGCAGCAAGATCACCAACACAGCTGAGCAGGTCAGCATGGTGATTTCCGAGGCCGCCATCATCGGACAGGACATGGCCATCGACCTGCTGCCCAACCTCACCCCGGAACAAAAGGAGCAGGCCAAGGCCGCGCTGATGGCTGAGAGCGCAACACGGGAGACCGTGGGCGAGGGGGAGGGAGACGGTGATGAAACGTGATTTCTGACCGTGACCGCATCTCTACCCGCCAGCTGAACCGCCTGCGCCGCCGCATCCTCCGGGTGTACGGCACTGCCCGCCGGGAGATGCAGGAGCAGCTTACCGAGTTTCTGGCAAAGTACAAAGCGCTGGACGAGCGCAAACGGGCACAGCTGGATGCAGGCGAGATTACAGAGGATGATTACCGCATCTGGTTGCAAAATCAGGTCTTTCAGTCCGATTTGATGCACGCCAAGCTTGACGGCATCACCCAGACCTGCACCACAGCCCAAGAGACGGCCTACAAGCTGGCCCGGGACGAGCAATACAACATCTTTTCCTTTGGCGCAAACTGGGCCTTCTACGAGCTGGAACAGGCCGCAGGCGTGACGTTCGGGCTGACCCTGTACAACACCGAAGCGGTCAAGCTCCTGCTGAAGGAGAACCCCCGCATGGTGCCCAACAAGCGCATCAAGAGCGAGAGCAACCGCACCTATGATGCCCGGGTGTTCAATCGCTACGTCATGCAGGGCATTGTGCAGGGCAAGAGCGTCCACGACATCGCCGTGCAGGCCGTCAACGGCATGGCCGACACGGAGATCCACTGGGCCATGAACAACGCCATCACGGCCCTTACCAGCGCCCAGAACGCCGGGGCTTTGCAGCAGATGCACAACGCCCAGGCTTTGGGCATCGAGGTCAAAAAGCGCTGGAACTCTACCCACGACTACCGCACCCGTGAAATGCACCGCCTGCTTGACCAGCAGACAGCAGAGCTTGACGAGCCGTTCAAGGTCATGGGTTACGAAATTCAGCGCCCCGGCGACCCCAACGCAGCGCCGGAGATGGTCTACCACTGCCGCTGTGTGTTGTCCTCTGCCTTGGGCAAGTATCCCCGGCAGAACGCCATGCAGAGGGACAATGTGACCAAAGAGACCGCCCCCGTCATGGATTACACCGAGTGGTATAAATCCAAGGGCGGCAAAGAGAAAGAGCAAATGTGGTGGGCGGAAGAGAGAAAACGCAGAAAGGAGGCTGCAAAGCATGGATGAGAAGAAGCCTTGCAAATTTTGCGAGCGGCTCAAGTGGTGGAAAGAACACGAGCCAAAAGATGATCCTGATTTATATACCACCTACCAAGTAAGCCTCATCACCAAAAAGCACCGGAAACACATGGGCGTGCGCGGCGTTATTACTCACCGGGCCGGGCCGCTGAATTTCTGCCCTGAGTGCGGTCGCATCTTAAAGAAAAAGCGAGAACCGAGGGATAAGCCGTGAACTTTAACTACGACATCAAATTCACCGACAACACCCCGCGGCTGCTTGAGGCTCTGGACTCGTGGGCAGAGCGGGTGCTGACCCTCTGGGGAATGACGGTGCAGGACTACGCCCAGCTGCTTGTGCCCACCGGCACGGCAGACAGCACGGGCATTGAGGGCTATGTGGGCGGTGCGCTCAAGCAAAGTCTGACCTTTGCCCTCGACCTCGCAAAAAAGACCGTGACCATCGGCAGCAACCTAGCTTATTCTGTGTAAACATACATGCACCTTTATGTGGTAACACATATCGAAAATCGGGCAATATCGGAAAATCCCTCTTGTTCCAAACTCGAAAATGTGGTATAATTGCATTAGGAGGTTGGAACAATGAAAGACAGAAAGAAAATCAAAGACTTAACGGGAAAAAAGTTCGGTATGCTGACGGTTATCGGCTTGCAAGACACCAATAGCCGGAAAACATACTGGGTTTGTCAGTGCGATTGTGGGAACATAAAAGTCGTTCGCTCTGACAGCTTGCAAAGTGGCGCTATTCGTTCATGCGGCTGCATGAAAAAGGCACAAGAAAAAATCAATCTTACAAAACATCACAGCCACAAAATGAGCGGCACTCGTATATACCATATATGGCGTGGAATGAAAGACCGCTGCTATAATGTTCACAGCCCAAGCTATTATAGATGGGGTGGACGTGGCATTACGATATGTGATGAATGGAAAGATAACTTTAGTGCTTTTTATTCATGGGCAATGGAGAATGGATATTCTGAAAACCTTACAATAGACAGAATTGACAACAACGGAAATTATGAACCGAGTAATTGCCGTTGGGCCACAATGGAAGAACAAAGTCGAAATAGGCAATCTAATGTTGTAATCCAAATTGGCAACTCAAAAAGAACACTTAAAGAATGGTGCGAAATTTTTGAGTTGGAATATGGGACGATATTGGAAAGATACCACAATAACGGCTTTGAAAGTATAGATGACCTGTTTAATTGATGGGCAATTCCGAGATAAGCTGAATCATCATCAGCCATCGTAGAGCGTAGAGGTTGAGCGATAAGAGAGCAATAACACCTCCAAGAGTGTCCGACATCCTGCAAAGGATGATAATGTACGCCGAACTTACAGGATAGCAAACTGTAAGAGGTAAAGGATAAAAAGCCTTTACGATAACATTTTGATGTTGAGCTTGGCACGGGCATCTTTGCCGAGAAGGGCAACGGACGCAAAACGCCGTGGGTCTGGAAGGACTTCAACGGCAAGTGGCACTTTACCCGGGGCATGGCTCCTCGTCCGTTCCTCCGCCCGGCGGTGGAAGATCACATTGACGAGCTGCGAGAGATCGCGGTGGAAGAAGCAAGCAAGGAGGCTTAAGCATGGGAATTTCTTTCAAAGACACTATTTTGCATATGTTCGTCAAAGACAAAGTTGAACAGAAACCTAGAGAAGAGCTTTCCAACGAAGAGCTGATAGAAGAGGCTCAATGGCTTTGGAGGCTTTATGAAGGGCTCCTAAAAGAATTGCGAAGAAGAGGCGCAGGGAACGCAGAAAGAGCAAAACTGCAAAAAATGAGCCCGGAGGATTTTTGGGGTCAAGCAAGAATTGCCAAAGAAGAGCTTGGTTTGCTTTACGAGTCTACTGGCGTGAGCCCTGCGCAAATCAAAATCGTTGTTGAATGGGCTGGCAATTATAACGTCAGTTCTCATGTTGAAATTTAATACCTAGCGGTTGGCGCACAGCGTCAGCCGCTTTTTTATGCCGCTTTCGCACAACTGGCAGTGCTCCCGGCTCATAACCGGGCAGTTGCAGGTTCGACCCCTGCAAGCGGCACCACACCGGCAGCACGTCCGGCAAATAAACCTTATTGCCAAGCATGGCAGCCCGAGCAAGGGCAGAAAGGACTATCACATGGCACTCAAAAGAGCTGACATCCGCACGATTCTGGAGAACCCCGAAACCTCCAACGATGACAAGGCCAAGGCCATTCTGGACGCCCTGCACAAGGAGACGGACGAACTCAAAGACCAGCTGGATGCAGAAAAAGAAGCCCGCACACAGGCCGAGAAGGACCGGGACGCAGCCAATGGCGGCAAGCAGGCCGCTGAACAGGCGCTGACCGACTACAAGGCCCAGCAGACCCAGAGAGACACCCGGGCCACGAAAGCAGCGGCATACAAGCAGCTGCTGAAGGACAATGGCGTGCTGGAAAAGCACTTTGACCGCGTTGTAAAAATGACCGGCGCGGACATCGACTCTTTGGAGCTGGACGAAAACGGCAAGGTCAAGGACGCAAAAAAGTTCATGGACAGCCAGAAAGACGTGTGGGGCGACTTTGTGGCTACAACCACGACCACCGGCGCGCAGGTGGACACCCCGCCCACCAACAACAGCGGAGTCTCCAAAGAGGACTTCGCAAAAATGAGCCTTGATGCCCGTATCAAGCTCAAAAACGAAAACCCTGAGCTGTATCAGCAACTGAGGAAAAAGTAAGAAAGTGAGGACATTTTATGGCAGATACTTTTGGCGGTTTCCCGTTTGACGTGGAAGTTTTCGGCGATTATATGGCCGAGCAGAACACCATCGACACCAGCATCGAGGCATCCGGCATCATCAAGGATGACGCCTCTATCATGGGTCTCATCGGTGAAAAAGGCAATGTGGCAACCATCCCGTTCTATACCGAGCTGGATGCGACTGCTGATGCTCCCCTGAACAACGACGGCATGACCAACAACACCCCGACCGAGATTTCTGGCAACAAGCAGACCACTATGCTGATTCAGCGCATGAAGGCATGGAAATCTCAGGATTTCACAAAAGAGCTGACGGGAGCCGACCCGATGCAGCACATTGCAAATCAGGTTGCACACTACTACCGGCAGGTATGGCAGAACGTTACCATGAAGATTACGGACGCTGTTCTGTCTACTACGGACCTGAAAAAGCACATCTATGACATTACTGCCATCGGCGATGGCAAGGTTGCCCCGGAGTCTCTGATCTACGCCCAGCAGGCTGCTTTTGGAGACAAACAGATGTCCAACGGCTTGATGGTGATGAACTCCATCGTTTTTGCAAAGTACCTGGCTGCAAATCTGGTGGAATTTGAAAAGCACACCACACCCGGCGCACTCTCTCAGCCTGCAACGCTGGCCCGTATTGGCGGCATGGTCGTGATCCGAAACGATGCTTACACCACGACCAAGGTAACGGGGAACAGCGGTCAGGTCGATGCTTACAAGACATACATCATCGGCGAGGGTTCTTTCGTTGGTTGCCGTAAAACCAACTACGAAAACCCCTATTACACCGATTACGACCCCGAGGACAAGGCTGGCGTCCAGAAGCTGTACACCAAAGAGGGCCGAGTTATCCACCCCAACGGCATGAGCTTCAAACAGGACAACGTAAGCGGTGCATCTCCTACGGATGCTGAGCTGTCTGCAAAGGCGAACTGGGAACGCCGCATGAAGCTGGAGAACATCCGCATCGGGCAGATGATCTCTCTGGGCTAAACAGGAGGTGACCCCCATGACCGTCCCTGAGCTGTGCGCACTGACGCACAATTTTTTTGACCGGGCAGATGACCCCATTGCCGGGGAGTTCACCTTTGAGCCGGACACCGTGCCCGCCGGGGTAGTGCCGGGGCAGTATTTCCTCGTGTGCGGATCCATCTTCAATGACGGCGTGCACAAGGCCGGGGACGGCGATCTGGCCGCCGAGACCTTCACCGGGACGGTGCAGCCCATGCGCGTGCCGCCTGATTTTGTAGCGCTGGCTGAAAAAATCGACACATACGACAAGGCGCTCCCGTCCGGCGGCGTGTATGTGTCCCAGTCCTTTGCCGGGTGGTCTGGCACGATGGCTACAGGCACGGACGGCCTGCCCGCAGACGGCAAGACCCGCTATAAATCCGAGATCAATCAGTGGAGGAAGATGTGACATGGTCAACGCGTTCACTGCATCCACCGTGATGCAGAGTTTTACCCAAAAATACCGCTTTCAGACCCGCAGCTATGAGCCGGACGGCGTGGGCGGCTTTGTGTCCGGCTGGAAGGACGGCCCCGAGTTTGAGGCCGTGGAGCGCCACGACACCACCGTGGAAGCTCAGGTGGCGGAGCAGGCTGACACCGCCTCCACCTATACCCTGCTGGTCAACACAGGCGTGCCGCTGGCCTTCCCGGACTACATCAAGCGTGTGCGCGACGGCCAGACCTTCCAGATCACCAGCACAGCAGACGAAGCCAAAGCCCCGCCGGAATCCGGCATGGGACTGCGGGCCGTCAAGTGCAAAAAGGCGGTGCTGCCGTAATGGGGCTGTCTGAGAGCATCAACCGGGCGCTGAACACGTTTTTTAACGGCTTTGGCATACCGGGCTATCTGGAAGATAACATCCCGCCCGCCGCTTCCCTGCCCTACCTGACCTACAAGCCCGCCGTCCCCGGCGGCTGGAACGAGGAAGCGTCGTTTCATGGCCGCTTGTGGTATCCAAGCAGCGCAGGGCGTTTACCCATCTTACAGACCGAAGACCAAATTAGCGCAGCCCTTGCAGGCGGTTTGACCGTGCCGTGCGAGGGCGGCGCTATTGTTTTGCGCAAAGGCACCCCGTGGGCCCAGCCGATGGACAACCCGCCCGAGGGCTATTTGTGCGAGTACCTGAATTTTGAGATCACGCAGCTATGCGAGTAAGGAGAATTATGGGAAGAAAATTTACCAAAATTTCCGCAGAAGCATTCAAGTCCATGCAGATCAACGCGGGCCTTGTGCTAAACAAGTTCGACACTGAGGGCCAGACCGCCGTCGCTGATGCCGACATCATCTGCGCAACCACTGGCGGCATCACCGCCACCTGCACCCCCAACATCACCGACCTGGGCGAAGATGTGGACAACTGCCAGAAGAACACCGTGGAGCTCATGGAAATTGAGGACTACGACTGCACGCTGGCCTTCACCGCGCTGAATACCTCCGCCGAGGTCATCCGCATGGCGCTGGGCGCAGCGGACGTGGCCGGGGGCAAGGTAACGCCCCGCATGACGTTCAAAACCGACAAGACCACGGGCGACTTCAAAACCATCTGGTTTGTGGGCGACCTCATCGGCGGCGGCTATGTAGCTGTTCGGCTGGACAACGCAATCAGCACGGGCGGCCTGTCCCTCAAGACAACTGACAAGGGCAAGGGCAATGTGTCCGTCACCCTGACGGGCTGTGTCCGCATGGGCGACGAGACCGTCCCCATGGAGTTCTTTGTAAGCGAAGACGCGGCAGCATAAGGAGTGGAATAATGAAAACTCTCAACCAGATGGACGAAACCGAATTTCTGCGCCACTGCTACATGATCGCGGACAAGGTGGCCGCCCTGCTGACCGAGACGCAGGTGATGGAGCTGCGCAAAGTCGGTCCCATCCTCACGGGCAGTGAAACCCCCGATGAGCTCAAGGCAAAGAAAGAAGCCCAGGGCCGCAAGAACATCAAGGCAATGGCAAAAAAGCTGCTGTTCGACAATGCTCAGAACACAGCGGAGCTGCTGCCTTTGCTGTATGAGCTGGAAACAGACAAGGACGGAAACCCCGAAAAGATGACTCCCTTCAAAACCCTGCGCGTCATCACGGAGACCATCAACGACCGGGATGTGCTGGATTTTTTATCCTCGTTGGTGAGGTTGGCTCAGACCGATATCGGCGGCTGATCTCATCCATCCGGCTGGATATGCTGAAAGCCATTGGCAAGCCCTACATTGCCCAGCATTGCGTCAATGCGATGCAGCAGGAAGCTTACGAGAAGAGCTACCGCGCCTACATCACGGACGCTCTGGCTGGCCTTGTGGGAATGGAGTGTCGGTGGGTGGATACCCTGCCCGACTTTAATGCTTCCACCCGGCCCCAGCAGAGCGCAGAGGAAATCAAGGCCCGCATTCTGGCCGGGCTGAACGGAGGTGATACGCCCTGAAACTTTTTGAATTGATGGCCACTCTTGGGCTGGACACGTCTGTCTACGAGCAAGGCATTGAAGAAGCTAAGGCCAAAACCAAAGAGTCCGTTTCCGTAATGGCAAAAGACTACAGCCGTCTTTACAGCGAGGTTTTGCACCTGCAAGCGGCTTATAAAAAATCCGTCGAGGAAACGGGCAAGAACTCACAGGCCACAAAAGACCTAAAAGTGAAACTCAGCGAAGCGCAAGCGCAGCTAAATAGCACTTCTTCTGCTTTGGAAACGGCAGAAAAGTACATGAACAGCTTTGGGGATGCCGCATCGGGGTCCAGCAAGTCTCTGGCCGGTGCTATTGCACAAGGCACGATCATGGCGGGCTTTTTCTCAAAACTCAGCTCTGCCGCTCTTGCCGCTGCGAAAAGTTTAATCCAGAGCGGCATCGAGTACAACGCCCAAATCGAAAGTTACCGCGTGGGTCTAACCAATATGCTGGGCGATGCACAGGCGGCCAATGAGGCCATGGCGGCCATTCAAGAGGACGCAGCCCGCACTCCGTTCAGCGTGGATTCGCTGACGCAGGCAAACCAACTGCTCATCAGCGCCGGTGAAAACGCGAGCTACTCCCGCAAGGTCATCATGGCGCTTGGCGATGCTGTTTCCGCCACCGGCGGAGGCAACGCGGAGCTTTCCCGCATGGCAGCTAATCTGCAGCAGATCGCCAATGTGGGCAAAGCGTCCGCAATCGACATCAAGCAGTTTGCCTATGCAGGCATCAACGTTTATCAGGTTCTGGCTGACTACACCGGGAAAACGGTGCAGGAAGTCCAGAACATGACCATCAGCTATGACCTGCTGTCTAATGCCCTTATTGCTGCCAGCGAGGAGGGCGGGCGCTACTACAACGCCATGGACACCCAGAGCCAGACCATGAATGGACGTGTGTCAACCCTGAAAGATAACGTGAGCCAGCTGGCGGGATTGCTGACCGGCGATTTATCCAGCGGCATCGGCGTTGCGATTGGCAAGCTGAACGACATGGTCGTCGCAGCACAGGAAGCTTATAAGCTTGACGGATGGAGTGGCCTTATCGGGAAAATAACAGGTCTTACCACCGTCATTGACAAGGCCAAATCTTCTGCTGTTGGCCTGAAAGCTGTCCTTGACGCGCTGAAAAGCGGAGAAATAGGCGTTTTCCACGGCGACTGGGATGCTGTCTACCAGAAAGCTTTTAACAACGACTACCAAAACAAAAAGGCCGGAAAAAAAGACACAGACTACTGGAAAGAATACGGCGAGCGTCTGAAAAAACAGTACGGAATAAAAGAAACCAACAGCAGCTCCATCGTCACCACAGGCGGCGGCACAGGCGGCGGAAAAAGCAAAAAATCTACCGCCAAAGCGGCTGCTGACACCAAAAAGCTGGCGGATACCGTCACCGAAACGTCGAAGCAGATCCTTGCCGGAACGGGCAACATCGTGGGCAACATCCAGCGCGTGGTGGAGACTGCCGACAATACCTACAACGTCTACGACGGCACCACCAAAAAGCTCAAGGGCACCACAAAGGAGACCGTGGAGACCATCACGGACTCTTGGAAAGAAGTGGTGGACGGCACGGAGAAGACCATCAAATCGGTCACAAAGAAAGTGACCGATGCGGCCGGAAAAGTGACCACGACCACGCAAAAGACCTGTGACGATGTGGTTTTGTCCGTGACAGAGCTGCAAAGCCGCATTGACCAGAACCTCAGCAATGCGCAGAAGCAGTGGTCAAACGGCATCTTTGGCCGCTTGCAAAACACGTTCGCAGACCTGAAAAACCGCAACTGGGCCGGGCTGGCTACAGACGTGGCAAATCTCATCTGGGGCGAGGTATCGCAGGATCAGCGGGAGCTTATCTCCAAGTGGGCGGCGGATGCGCTGAGTGTCATCAATGACGCGTACAGTGGGGGCGGCGTAAAAGCGGCCTTCGCTACCATCAAATCGCTCTTTACGGACGGCATCGCTGCCAGCGCGACAGAAGCGGGGACGGCGGTGCAAAGCTTTGGCTCTATCCTGTCCAGCTTGAGCGCATCCGGTGGGGCAGGTGCCCAGCTGGCCAACGTCGCCAGCGGGGTGTCTAACATGGCTACCTCTATCATGGGCAGTTTGGGCAATATCGTCTCGCTTGTGGCATCCAACCCTGTGTTGGCTGCTATCCTGGGCGTGGCTGCTGTGGCGGGCGGTATCGGTCTGGCCGCATGGCTGGGCAGTAAAAACGGCGAAAAGGAAAGCACCGAAAGCAAGAGCACGACGCTTTCCTACAAGGACATCCAGGACGCCTACTGGTACGGCAGCCAGCGCAGCTTTGCCGGGTACGATTTCCGCACCGACGGCTATGCGTTCGGCGAAAGCCCGGCAAACGGGCGGCTTTCGTCCTACCAGCAGAAAATGCAGCAGTCCGTGGACGCGCTGTACAACGTGGTGCAGCAGTACCTTCCCCAGACGGCAAACACCGTCATCAAGCTGGACGACGGGACGCTGGTGGGCGCTCTGGCACCTTCTATTGATGCACAGCTGGGCCATCTGGCCACGCTGGCAGAAAGGGGAAATTAAAATTTGTACAAAATTTTTGCATATCCCTTTGGTAACCCCAACGACAAGCGCCTGATCTACGCTCCCAATAACCGCAATGCCCTTGTGCTGTCTCCCAAGCTGACCCGAGAGGTCAGCAAGGGCGGTAGCCTTTCTTTTACCATGACGCGCGACCATGAGCAGTATGAGAGCCTGCAAAAGATGTCCACCTGCATCACCGTTGAACAGGACGATAAAGAGACCTGGCGCGGGCGTGTCTTGAGCCATGAGGCAGACTGGTACAACCGGCGCGTCATATACTGCGAGGGCGCTTTGTCTTACTTCAATGACAGCGCAATCACCCCTTTTAACTACGAGGGAAAGCTGGCGCAGTTTTTGCAGCACCTCATCGATGCCCACAACCAGCAGTGCGGCAACATGAAAATGAAACGCTTCGAGCTGGGCACTGTCACTGCGGCACTGGGTGATCTTGTTGTGCACTATGGAGACCGGGACAGCTACGGTGTGGGCGAAGACTACGGCAGCACCTGGGACATCATCGACAAGATGGTGCTCAAGGTGTACGGCGGATATGCCTACTGTACCTACAACCCCGCCACGGGTAATAACGTCTTAAATTATTGCGATCAGTCTTTCGAGGCCGACCGTTTGGTCAACCAAACCATTGAGTATGGCGTAAACCTGCTGGATTTCACCGAGAAGACCGATACCAACAGTCTTTTTACCCGTGTGTATCCCATGGGAAGCAAGCACACGGTCGAGGAGACAAAGTGGAAGTGGAAATTTTTGTGGTGGGGTGAAAAGTACACAGAAAGCCATGAAGAGCGCTATGGCATTTCTGGAACGGACGCGGCGACCGTCAATAAGTATCTGCCAAAAGGGTACTCGTACCGGCTGGACAGCAGTGACGGCGACTGCGGATGGATCCAGAATGATGCAGCGGCCCAGAAGTTTGGCATCGTGTCAGCCCTGGGCGAGTATGACACCGACAGCGACAACGACACCTTTGCTGCAGGCGTGCAGGATCTTCAGAAAAACAGCTTGATGGTGACGAGCTACACCGTCAAGGCTGTGGATCTGCGAGATGCGGGCTATGACAAGGACAGGCTGACTTTTGCCAGCTATGCCCACATTATCAGCAAGCCCCACAGTATCGATGTCATCATGCTTTGCACAAAGCTGGTGGAACCGCTGGATCAGCCGGACAAAAAGGAGTATACCTTCGGCATGACCCGGCAGACTTTGACCGACCGACAAGTGGCCAACCTGGGCCGCACCAACCTGCTGGATGAGGATACGGCATCCGCTGAAAAATATCAGCAGAGCACCCTTAACCAGCTTTTCAAGTACCAGAAGTCTAACGACAAAAGAGTGGACGATGTGGACAAAAAAGCTGGTGAAGCAGCCAAAACGGCTACCAACTTTTTGGAGTTTACCCCGGAAAACGGCCTTATCGTCCGGCATGACCAGCTGCCCGGCAAAAGGGTGCAGATCACCAACGACGGCATAAAAGTGCTTTCCGGTTCCAGCATGGTCAACATCAAGTCGGATAGCATTTCCATCACAGACGGCAACGGCAGCTGTACCATCGACTCCGGAAAGATCACCTTCTACGGCATCCGAAACGCCCGTATCTGGGACTTTGGGGACAACAGCTCTTTTGGAGCACAGACAATCCCGCTGGACCTGTCCGATTTTTCTGCTGTGTATCTGACCTATACCAGCAAGAAAGGATCCACATGGTGGGCCAGCGGCGGCACTGCCGGATGTGTGACCATGGTCATCCCGGTCAATGGCGTGGAATACGCCATGACTTACCCGTGGAACACCACTCACATGCGGACGGTGCGGGTCAACTCAGGGGGCATCACTTTCGGACCCGGTCGTGAGCGCACATCGAACTATGTCACGGGCAACAACTACACCCCAGCAGTAGTGCCGACGAATTTCAGCATCGACCTGGAAAGCCCCGGCTCTGACGGGTGGACACAAAATGACTCCCTCTGTATGCCACGAGAACTATACGGTTTTATGTGAGGTGAAGGACAGATGAAAGTACCCGGCTGTAAATTTATGTGCAAAGTGTGCTCCGATGGTCGCATTTACAGCGGCGGATGGGGCGTTGAAGAAGTGATCCCGAACCCTCTCCCAGACAACTGCATGGTCTTCGATGAGTTCCCGGAGGACTGGGAGGATGGCGGCTCGCACTATGTGTGGGACGGAGAAAAGTTGGTATACAGCCCTCTGACCCCGGAGCAGTTGGCCGTGATCCAGAGCGGAGGTGAGCTTAAATGCTGATGGGTGCACAGATCGGAAGTGTCCATACCCTCAAAGACCTTGGCCTTTATCTGAAGGTGGGCAGCCCTATGATATCCGGTGCAGAGCCAGAGACAATGCTTGTCAATGTCCCGGGCTCTGACTTTATCCTAGACCTGTCCAGGGCTTTGGATGGGGAAGTGCACTACAAGCAGCGCACCATCAAGATGGAGCTGCTGTGCAAGGCCAAAAAGAGCCAGTGGAGCACCATCCAGAGCGCCCTCGAAAACGCCCTGCAGGGCCAGTGGCTGCGCTGCATCTTTGATGAGGACAGCACATGGTACTGGCTGGGCTTGTGGCGGGTGGACGTGGTGGAGCGCGGGCGCACGGAGATCACCTTCAGCATCGAGGGCACCTGCAACCCCTACAAGCGCAACGTTACCGCCGACGCGGGCGCGGACTGGTTGTGGGATACCTTTGACTTTGAGACCGATACTATCTACGACACACCGACAGGAGTGATTAGCTTATGATTACACTCAACTTTGATGAGGTTTTGAAGCGCATTTATAACGCCCAAAAAGGCGTTGAGGTCCGCTACGGCCTCGGCCAAGGCTTTGAGTACTGCAAGCAATTTGCCGACGAGGCTCAAGGCCATGCCACCAACGCCAAAGCCAGTGCGGACAAAGCCGAGCAGACCGTTGCAGGCATCGAGCAGACTAAAACCGACGCGGTGCAGGAGGTGCAGAACGCCCAGACAACGGCCACCACGGCCATCACCCAGACAAAAGACGCTGCACTGACTGACATCGGCAACGCTAAGACCGGCGCTTTGCAGGAGGTGGCAAATTCCACCGCCACGGCAGAAACCGCCGCATCTGCTGCGGCCGGTTCTGCATCGGATGCCAACGCAAGCAAAGAAGCTGCTGCCACCTCTGCCGCTGCCGCTGCCGACAGCGCTTCTGCTGCATCTACCTCCGAAACCAATTCCTCTGCCAGCGAATCCGCTGCCCAGAAGAGCGCTGAGGAAGCCGCTGCAAGTGCAGCGCTGGCAGGTACACGGGCCGGTACAGACAAGACCCTGAAGGTGGAGGATGCACCGGCAGACGCGGCAGCCACGGGCGCAGCGCTTGACAAAAAAGCGAACAAGGATGTCATCCTCGACGAGGACGGCAATGCGATTTTTTACAGCAAGGCTGAGGTGGAAGCCAAAATCAAAGAAATTCTCGCCGCCCAGCGAGAAGAAGACCTCGCCAGAATCAAATTCTGGGCCAGCGACGACCCCACATCCCCGGCAAGCTTTATCGGCGGCACATGGGAACGCGTGGAGAATTGCACTATCTGGGGCGCAAGCGACGCACATCCGGCCGGTACAACGGTAGAGGCAGGACTGCCGAATATAACAGGACAACTTTCAGTAAGAGCACTAAAGTCCATATATGGAACAGGTGTTTTTCTTACTCAAGAAAACGGAGCACTTAAGTCTATAGCTGTTGATTCGATAGAATATTTTTCCAACTTGATTGCCACGGAAGACGCACCGAACGCCTATGGCGGTTCTCTTGCGATAGATGCTTCTGGTTCCAATCCCATCTACGGCACTTCCACCACCGTCCAACCCCCGGCATACTGCTTGTACATCTGGCGCAGAGTTGCATAACTGAAAGGAGCACACATGAAAATTATCGACAGTAACGGCAACCCCATCGAAGCCCCCGACCTGACGAAAGGCTACCTCAAGCCCGAGACCCAGACCGTCCACCACGATGCTGTGGCGGGCGTGGAAGAGGTCAGCCACTACGAGTACAAGACCTACCCCAACGGGGGCCGTGACCGCTGGAAGGTGGTGGATGTGCCCGGTGTGGCCGCAAAGGAAGCCTACGACGAAGAGGTGGAGGTACAGCGGTATGTGCTGTACACCGCCGAAGAGCTGGCTGCACAGGAAAAGGCCCGCAAGGAAGCAGAGGAAAAGGCACAGCTGCCCACCGCAGAAGAGCGCCTTGCTGCTCTGGAAGCGGCTATGCTCGACCTGCTGGCCGCACAATAAGGAGGATGTTATGGTTTTGTTCTATGCGACCCAAATCAAACTGCACCGCTTTGACGGCGCTTTTACCATCGACAACGTGCCTGACCGGTACAAGGATGCTGTGCTGGCAAAGCTGACGGAGGAGGGATTTTATGAGGTGGAAAGTAATGCTTGACTTCCTGCGGGATATCTTCTCTGCTCTCTCTCACGCTGCCGGTGACAGCGCCGACAAGGAAGATCCTACTCCTGCACCGGACGTGCCCACTGTGGACACCGTGACCGGGTGGGCAGGAGAGCCGCCCTACCGGTACATTGACGTGAGCCGGTATCAGGGCGAAATCGACTGGGCGCAGGTGGCAGCGGCGGGCTACAAGGGGGCCATGCTCAAGACGGTATCCACCAACCGCAAGCTCTCCAAGCGGGCAGACGGCCTGTACATCGACCTGGCCTTTGAGACGAACTACCGCAATGCCAAAGCTACCGGGCTGGACGTGGGTGTCTACTACTACACCTACGCCACCAACAAGGACATGGTCAACGCAGAGCTCTCCCTGCTGCGTCAGGCAGTCTACGGCAAGGAACTGACCTTGCCTGTGGCTGTGGACGTGGAGGACAACTGGCTCGTCAGTCTGGACAAGCAGGACTTGACCGACCTGACGGCCTACGCCCTGCACGAGATCGAGCAGATGGGCTTTTACGCTCAGCTTTACACCTACACCAGCTTTGCAAAGGCACATCTCTTTGTGGGCGGTGCGGCTCTGCACCCTTATGACGTGTGGCTTGCCGACTACACCGGCAAGGCCCCGAAGGTGGATTTCAAGTACAATGCCCACCAACACACCAGCAAGGGCAACGTGCCTGGCATCTCCGGCAACGTTGACCTCAACGTGACCACCATCAACTACCCGAAAATCATCCGCAAGAAGGGCCTGACCCGTCTCCGGGAGGGCAAATGACCGAAAAAGAAGCTTTACTGTGGGTGATGGGCATCTTGGGCAGTCTGTGCGCTGCTGCTATCACCATCGACAAGGTGCTGGAAATCATCCATAAGTACATCAAGAAGGCGCAGGAGCCAGACAACGTGCAGAACAAGCGGCTGGATGAGATGGACAAGCGCATCGGCACCTTAGAACAGGGCCAGCTCCAACACACGCAAGCCCTTGCCCGAGACCTGCGCCGCTTTGAAGAAATCGACGAGGTGAGCCGTCTGACCCTCAACGGGGTGCGCAACCTTCTGGATGCGCAGCTGTCCGGCAACAACCGCGAAGGGATGCAGAAAACCCGCACCGACATCGACAACTATCTTTTGAAAGGAGTTACAAATCATGGAAGCGATTCATAACATTTTGACCGCACTTCCCGCCCCTGTGGCCCTCGTGCTCATGCTGGGCGGATTTGCGTTCTATGCCCTGGGCTGCATCCGGCTGGGCTATGGCGCGGCTGTCAAGGGCACTGTGCTTGACCTGATCGAGCAGGCAGAGCACGAGATCCAGGGCACCAAGAGAGGCGCAGAACGTAAGGCGTGGGTGGCGCAGATGCTCCGCACGGCCCTCAGCGCCAGCAAGTGGGGAAAATTTATCTCGTGGGCCATCACCGATGAAACCATCGGCACCATTATCCAGTTTTTCTTTGACCGCATGAAGGCGGCGCTGGAAAAGGAGTAAGGAGGATATCATGGCAAGCACTACATACCGCCATCTCGGTGACGTAACTGGGATGTTCGCCGCACAAGAGCAATTTCGTGACATCACGAAAATGGTCTGCGCACGTTTTCGTGGCCTCACGAAAACATACCATCTCGGTAACGTCACAGTAATGGTGCGCAACGCCGGACAGCTGCCGCAGCCTTTCTGGCTCGGTGCTGCCTGTGGCGGCGGCTCGTGTAGTGCTGCCACTGTGCCTGCAAGGACTTGACCGACAGCAGATGATCGCCGCCATCAAAAGCGCACCGCTTGGGAGGGTTGACCGTAAGATAGCCTTACTGCGGTACGTTGATCGGCTTCCACTGCCGGACATTGCAGCACAGACACACTATAGCCGGACGGCGATAGGCTATCGGCTGAAAGGCATTGAAAAAATGCTGGATGTGTGATATCATAATCTCAATTGGGTGCGATTTCTCACGAAACGCATTGAAGCGGCAGGCTTTCTGGTCTGCCGCTTTTCTTTTTGCATGAATTGTGGTATAATAATACCATCGAAATCCACCCGGCCTCTCGAAGAAGCACATTAGGGCGGATATTTGAAAAGGCTATGTAGCTCAGTTGGTAGAGCAGGGCGTTACACCGCCTATTGCCGCTGGTTCGAGTCCAGCCATAGCAAGCCCGAAAATGCTTGAATGGTTTTGAATAGTGCGCATACGTCAAAATTGCGATAGCAGAAGTAGGCATTTTTAGTTGATACAGTCTCCCGCCCGCCTACTTGCAGTGCGTACCATGCGGGAGACGCATAAAACCCCCGGTGTTCCGTTTGGAGCATCGGGGGTTTTTCTATTTTTTCTCTTTTTTGAGTTCTTCGAGACGGCTTGCAAGCTCTTCTTCCCAACCTTCATGCTGGTCAAGATACTCGCCATAAATCGCCGCTTCCGCCTTTTTCCGGGCGGCAATCGCATCGTCAAGGCTTTCGTACAGGCCGAGATAAATTTGTTTCCTTTTGAAGTTGATATAGGCAAAGTACCGCCCGTTCGGCCTTTTTACAACGCCGTTTACGCCGGTCTTGGAGTTCCGGTTGACCTTTCCGCCCATCCGCGATTTCACAGAGGAGAGGGAAGAGCCATCCACCTGAGTGACGCTGTGGATGACATCGACCTTGTCTTTCATGTCACGGGCACAGTCGGAGCACCGAAGTATAGGGTTAGTACGTGTTATGTTTGAAAGTCTGACTTCAACGATTTTTCCGCACTGCGGGCAGACTGCTTTGCACCACATGGATACGTCTGGCTTTCGAGGGGGGAGGATTTCGATGATCTTCCAGCCGCTCACAGTCTTCCCTTCGTACTTTTCGATAGCGGATTTTTTTGCTTTGGCGGATTTTTGGGCTGCTGCGCTCTTCATTGCATCGCTATGCGAGAAAGCGCAATGCTGACAGCCTGTGCTCATTCCGGACATAAGGCTATGCCGATACACATCTTTTATAGTGCCACACTCACACTGGCATGTAAAATACCCATCTTTTTCCGCACGATGCAAGACAGTCCAACGCCCAAACCGCTTTCCAGTAAGGTCTCCCTCTTTTTTTCTCCGCTCGTCCATCTTGAGCTGGGCCTCGCTCCTGGTATGAACGCACCCACAGGACTTGCTTGCCCCTCGGGTCAGGGATTCTCGAAGGACATCTCTTTCTGTGCCGCACTTGCAGCGGCACTTCACATAGCCGCTCTTTTTGGATGCACCTATCACGATCCAGCTCCCAAAAGTATGACCCGTCAAGTCTTTTGCTGCCATACCGGAATCCCCCTCAGATCAGCCCATAGTGCTCGGCCAGCAGGAAGCGGACGTATGCCGGGCAGTCGCGGGTGCTGGCACACCAGTTCTGCACCGTGCGCAGCGGGATACCCGTCCGCTTTGCAAAAGCGGTCTGAGACAGGCCAGTGCGGACTACCAGCTCACGCATAGACAAGTGCGCCAGATCCCAGATGGAGGACAGCTTTTCCTTCTCAGCATCCAGATCAAGGCAGCTGTCAGCATCGTCTGGTACGCTCAGAGTGATGTTGTTGACAAAGATTTCCTTCGGCTGCTCTGCGGCCATTGAAAAAAGCTCTGCTTTGGTATACATGATTGACTTCCTTCCTTTCGTGTGATAGGATAATTGCACACCTCCGTGTGAGGTGTCTTTCACAAAATCCCCCGTTCGGTGTGGCAAGCATCGGGCGGGGGATTTTTTATTTAGTAGATCTCAACGCCCAGTTTTTCAGCGGCGGCTTCAACGACTTCTTCAAACGAGGGGCCGCGATTCGATTCGTTCCAGTCGTAATCGCCAGCGGATGCAGCTTCCCACTCTTCTTCCATGTCAGCTGCCTTGCACAGCTCGGTGCACAGCTCGTAATCCCAGACATCGGACTTGCGGATGTCAGCGGCGATTTCAATAGCGTTTCTCATAATTTTGTACCTCCATGTTGTGAGTTTGTGTCTTTCACTGTCTTTATTATACACCCAATGAGTGCAAACGTCAAGCACTTTTTGAAAATATTATACTCATTGAGTGCAAATGATTGAGCGCCCACACAGTCCTGTTCCGTGTGGGCGCTTTTCTTTTTTTGTCCTTCGTTTGACGTTCGTTTAACGCATGGATTCAGCAGAAAAGGTACTATGGTCGCAAAGGGAGGGGCGCACCATGTGGCACAAGTTTAACCCGAACCCGCGCGGGAGCAGCGTCGGGGACTGCGTAGTGCGGGCCGTGGCGGCCGCAACGGGCCAAGACTGGGAAAAAGCTTACCTTGGGCTTGCGCTTACTGGCTTTATCATCGGCGATATGCCCAGCGCCAACCGCACATGGGGCGCATACCTCCAAAAACGCGGGTTCAAGCGCAGTTTGGTGGAGGCAGACTGCACCACCTGTTACACCGTGGCAGATTTTGCCCGAGAGTACCCCCGTGGCGTGTACGTGCTTGGCTGCTCCGGCCACGTTCTGGCCGTCATCGACGGTGCGTGGTGGGACAGCTGGGACAGCGGCGCAGAATGCCCGATTTACTACTGGTATAAGGAGGAGTAAACGATGCCTTACAATCCGTATGCGTATCAGATGCCGACATACTACGGCCAGCCAATGCCGGACAACCTCACTCAACTCAGGCAGGGAGTGGGCTATCAGTCTCCCATGATGCAGCAGCCGACAGCACAGACGGCACAGGCTACGCCCTCTATCATCTGGGTGCAGGGAGAAGAGGGCGCAAAAGCCTATATGGTCGCCGCAGGCAACAGCGTACTGCTGATGGACAGCGAAAACAGCGCTTTTTACATCAAGAGCACCGACGCCAGCGGGATGCCGCTGCCTCTCCGCGTCTTTGACTATAAGGAACGCACCACGGCGGCAAAAATGCCCCCTCAGACGGCGCAGCAGCCCGGCGGGGAGTTTGTCACCAGGGCAGAGTTTGACGCCCTGGCAGCCCGCTGTGCAGCACTGGAAAAGCAGGAGCCCACAAAAACCGAAACGGAGGTCAAGTGATCATGGCAAATCCTCTTTTTGATGCACTGGGCGGCGGCAAAGCATCCTCCATGGCCGGCCCTATGGGCCAGTTCGGCCAGATGATGCAGCAGTTCCAGCAGTTCAAGGCTAATTTTCAGGGCGATCCAAAGCAGGAGGTGCAAAAGCTCCTGCAATCCGGGCGGATGAGCCAAGACCAGCTCAACCAGCTTCAGACAATGGCTCAGCAGTTCCAGCAGTTTTTACACTAAGTCGTAACCGTGGCCACGGTCGAGATACACTTTTTATCAAAAATTTCGAAAGGAGTACAAAATGTCTCTTTCTTCTGACAACATCGGCTTGACTATGCCGGTGCAGCCCGCCAATACCAACAACGGCAACGGCTTTGGCTTTGGCGGCGATGGTTCGTGGTGGATCATCGTGCTCTTCCTTTTCATCTTCTGCGGCTGGGGCGGTAACTGGGGCGGCAATCGCGCCGGTGCCGGGACGGCCGGCGCCGGCGTCGTGGATGGCTACATCCTGACCAGCGACTTCGCCAACATCGAACGCAAGATCGATGGCGTAAACAACGGTATGTGTGACGGCTTCTACCAGCAGGCACAACTCATCAACGGCGTCCAGCAGAACATGAGCAACGGCTTTATGTCTGCCGAGATCAGCCGGGCAAACCAGCAGGCGGCATTTATGCAGCAGCTCTTTGCCATGCAGATGCAGCAGCAGAACTGCTGCTGTGAGACCCGGTCTGCTATCCAGGGCGTCAACTATAATCTGGCTACCCAGTCCTGTGAGACCCGGAACACCGTGCAGAACGCGACCCGGGACATCGTAGACAACCAGAACCAGAACGCCCGGGCTATCCTGGACGCTCTCACAGCTCAGCGCATCGAGGCAAAGGACGCCAAGATCGCGGAGCAGAGCCAGCAGCTCTTTGCGGCTCAGCTTGCAGCTTCCCAGGCGGCGCAGAACAACTATCTGCTCAACCAGCTGCGTCCAACGCCCATTCCGGCCTATGCATCCTGCAATCCGTGGGCGGGCGGCTCTTACAACGGCTGTGGCACCTGCGGCTGCGGCTAAATAACGGCAACTGGTGGAATTTTGTCACCTGTTCAGCCCTGAGCTGATTTTGCAACACAGAGCGGCGGGGCAGTAGTCCCGCCGCTTTTTTTCAATGAAAGGAGCCGATAAAATGGCTGAATTTACAAATTCCAATATCGTGACGGTATCCGCCGGGGAAAATCTTCCCCTGACAGAGACTGCCGTAAAAGCCCCTGCCTGCATCATGCACCGTGAGGGCAGCGGCCTTGTGACCCTGCGGGGTCTGACCAATCAATGCAAAGCGCGCTTCAAGGTAAGCTTTGGCGGCAATATCGCCATTCCCACCGGCGGCACTGTTGGACCCATTTCCGTGGCGCTGGCTGTCGGCGGTGAGTCGCTGACCAGTGCGACAGCCATTGTCACCCCGGCGGCAGTCGAAAATTTCTTCAACGTTTTCGTGGCCGCGTTCATCGAGGTGCCGCGCGGCTGCTGTGTGACCGTGGCGGTTAAGAACACCAGTACGCAGGCAGTCAGCATTGCAAACAGCAATTTGATTGTTGAGCGGGTAGCATAAGAAAGGAGATAAAGTCATGCTGGATAAACTGAATCATCTGAAGGATGAGATGTGCGAAGAGCTCATGGAGCTGACCGACAAAAAGAACCGATCCCCGGGTGATGTTGAGATGATCGGCGAGATCGTGGACATCATTCTGGACATCCACCGCATCGAGGACTACTGCGAGGGCGGCGAGTACAGCCGTGCGGGCGAGTGGGAAGCTGACATGCGCGGGACTTTCGGCCATGATGCCGGAAACGGTTACAACCGGGGCAACAGCTATGCCAACCGAGGCCGTCACTATGTGCGCGGGCACTACTCCCGCACGGATGGCCGTGAGCGCATGATCTCTGACATTGAGGATATGATGCAGGACGCCACCGGCGCAGAGCGAGACGCCTACAAGCGGGCCGTCGACATCTTGCGCAACGCATAAGGGAGGAGGGCGGCAGGCATGGACATTGACGAGATCAACACCCATATTCACAAGCTGAAATGCGGTTCGACGGACTGGCAGAGCGTGGAAAAGCTTGCTGCCCTCTGCACTGTGCGGGACGAGCTGGAAGAAACACACGCACCTGAAAAAACGCAGATCCAGGCAATGCCACCAGCGACTTATGCGGCGGCGTACTCCACGGCAACGGAACCGCAAAGCGACTTTGTGGCGGCTGCCAGCTCTGTGCCATTTGGCGGTCTGATGCAGGTGCTTGACGAGCACATGAAGGCAATCAAGCTGGTGTACCCGAAAGAGTATGAGCTCGTAATGCGGAAGATTGTCTCTTTGTCTGAGTGACGATGCCCAATAGGCTGAAGGCATAGGGAAAGTAAGCCGCCCTGCCCAAAACGGCCATACATAGCACCAGCCCCGGGGAGCCTGACGGTTTCTCGGGGCTGGTTTTGCGTTTATGAAGCTGTTTTTCGGCGGTGTGTTACCAAAAATGTTACCATGATAAAGAAAAGAACGTCATTTCTCAACGAAATGACGTTCTTTCTTCATGGTGGAGGCGATGGGAGTCGAACAACAAAAAATGATTGAATGACGTCAAAAGCATATCTGCAACGCACCTAAACACTTGCTAAAAAGGCAGTGTGGTTGGTTTGTAACCCATGTATTTTGCTACGTTTACAAAAAAGAGTGTTACCAAAAATGTTACCAGAGTCAGGCCTGTGCCTTTTTGAATGCCGCGTTGGTAGCGGCAGCAAGGTCTTCCCTCTGACCGTCAAGCTCGTGCCGATACACTCCGGCAGTGTCCATGTTCTTGCTATGACCTACAAGCATCTTCAGCTGGCTGTCAGTCAGGACGCTTGATTCAACGCTGACAAAAGTGTGCCGCAGCTCGTAAAGTGAGACTTTCGGCTCAAGCCCGTTTGCTTCCTGATACGATTCCCAGCGGCGATAGAGCGTATGCTCTGACGGGATCTGAAACAGCGAGGTATTGTAGTTTAGCAGTATGCCTTGAGCCTTTAGAAGCTGTACCTGCGCCTCATAGGCATCCCGTGCTTCCTTTCCCATGTCAAAAGAGCGGATGGCGTTTTCATTCTTTCCGGTGGTCTGCTCCCGGTGCACGTTGATGCTGCGCCGAAGATTGACCGTGTTCCCCTTGATGTCACCATACCAGAGACCAATCAACTCTCCGGGGCGTAGGCCGGTCGCAACTGCAAAGCGGTAGGCGTAGATATATTCATCAAATACCGGCTTTCCATAGTAGGTGCGGGTGTCTACGCTGAACAGGGTCTTCAAGGCGGTGGGCTGCAAGATCGTGCGTTTCCCCATCCTGGCATTCTTCGGGATAGACAGGTCAGGGTGTAGCGTCGTGTACTTGTTTCTTCGGCACCACTTGACAAAGGCGGTTTCCGCAGCCCGGATCGTCATAAGCGTCTTTCGGCTCAACGGCTGGTTTGAGATGGGCTTGCGCTGGTTCTTTTTCTGTGAGCGCTTCCGGAACGAAACGTCAATGGCCTTTTGAAGATCGCCCTCGGTTAACTCGTCAATGCGGATGTTCCCACAGGTCGGCAGGATGTAGCAGTCTCCGTAACGCTGGCATTGTATCACATAGGACGTCCCGCAAGTCAGCTTCAGCTCTTCCACCCACTCTGAATAAAGGACGCTGACCTTCTTTTTCCCGTCACGGATGCTATCATCAAGCCATGCATCCGCTTTTGCGTTTGCTTCACGCTGGCCGGTGCGGCCCGGCGTGCTGCTGTAAAACCGCTTGCGGGTGCCGTTCTTCTGAACCGCGATGCACCAGCGCTTTTCCTTTTCCACCCAAAATGCCGTGTTGACCCGTTTTTTCATAAAATCCACCTCCATACACAAGGGTACACTGTGCCGCTGCCCTTTGGACGGCGGCGCTTTTTTCTTTGCTGCGGGGCGGCTTCCGGCTGCTTCTTCCCGCACCACGGACAGAAAGAAGCACCATCCGGGATCTCTTTCCTGCAGCATGGTCTCACGCATTTCATGGCTTACTCCTTTTTCTGCCCGATATATCCGAATGCACCATTTTCAGCAGCGGCTCTTCCGGCCTTGTAGTTGATCTTCAGGTCGTCAATGGGAGGGTGCGGAGCGTCCGGGCATGGGTCTAATCCCATGCTCTGGGCAAAGTTGTATTGGTCGATGATGGTTCCGCATACGCTGACCCGGTTATTGAGCGGGCAGTGCAAATTTGCAGCTATCTCCGATATGACAGCGGGCGGGCTGCTTCCGTGACTGCCTTTCAGTATGAAGAGAAGCAGCCTTTTTGTCAGCGGCGGCAGTTTTACCACGAGACGGCGCAACTCCGCGTTTAACTCATTGTCGGCCTTGCCGTCATCCGGCACTTTGTACAGATCCGGGTGGGTCATCTCCATGAACACCGTGATGGGCGACACCCCACACGCCGTGCACCAATCCATGATCTCGTCACTGTCCGGGCTGGTGCATCCTTTTTCCCAGCTCTGCACGGTGCGTTCTCCTTTTTCAATGCGCCTTGCGATCTCCACTTGACTCAATCCCGCAGACACCCGTGCTTTTGCAAGCGCTTTCCCGATTTGGCTCGCCGTAAAATAACTCATACTTTCACCCCCATAATATCGGCGTATTTTTAACAAAAAATGGCGCAGAAAAAATCTGCGCCATTCGACAAATTTTATCCGTATTTTATTTTCCAACGGCGCATGGTAGAATTTGGTTTATAAATCGTAGATGTGCACAAAAGAAAGGAGAAAGCAAAATGGATTTTGAGCAAAGAAACGGCAAAGATGCCGAAATGACCATCATCGATGGAATGCCCGCCAGTATCCTGACCGGCACCGACCGCACCCCTGCACCCTGGGAGGAATGAGCCATGAAAGACAAGATGAAGCACTTCAGCACCTATATCCGCGCCGCTCTGGCCTGCTATGTGAACATGACGCCAGATCAGCAAGCCCTTGCGATGATGTACGCGGCCCACAAGATCGCCGCGCTTGACAAGCTGCACGCTGCTGCCGGTGAGCCCGGCGGGGCTGTAGCCGCTGACCTGTTGCAAAATTTGCAACAGCCTTGCAACCGCGAATAACAACGCGCATATTTTGCGCGTATTCAGCGTAAAACGTGCAAAAGTCAGCGTAAATTTTAACGCTTCAACGCAAATGAATAAATCTTTAACTTGTTTTGCGCAATTTTTTACGCTTGACGATATACAATCAATGGTTGTATAATGCGGTTGTAAACGGATTTACAATTTAATATCCATTTGCAGTTGCGCCATATTCAGCTTGGCTTGGCGTAAAGCCCTCATATTCTAACTGCTGAATCAAGCCGGAACGAGAAAAAGACATCGAGCTCAAATAGCTTTTTGCGCTTTTTGCGGCCTGCTCATTCCAATCAGCTCCACAATGGTCTGCTGCATAAGTGGCATCTTCAGTGGAATAGCCCTCATACTCAAGCTGCTTAATCAAACCATCATACGAGAATGCAAGAGCATTCAAATAACTGTTTGCAGAACGGAGCGCGTTTTTTTGTCCCATTGTCAAATCTGGCGTGGACGAAACAGACGATTTGACAGACGTGCTTGACCTTGACGCTGATACCGATGATCCGCTTGAGGTTGACGAGGAACCGCCAATCATAACAATCACAAGGAGAACAACAATTACGGTTAAGCACCCGCACCCTTTCCGTTTTCTTTTTGGACTTTCTTCTTTTCCCTTTGATGAATTGCTGTCAGTTAATGCAGAAATCGCAGTACCACATTCTGGGCAAAATTTTGCATTTCCAACTTCTGAGCCGCAATTTGGACACTTCATATTAAATAAACCTCAACATTTTTACTGGTTGGTTCTGTATGTTACCTCAAGGCCCTGATCAGGATGGTATGTCCATGTTACCGTCACATGGTCAAACACTTCTTTCTGTCGGCCATCCAAAGCGCGAGTTTTTCCCATCTCTTCATAAATCCAGCTGGGAAGACCCAGCACGTTGTTGGTCAACTGAATGTGTTCCAATGCCATATCGTTGAAGAGAATAGAACCGTTTTTCATGTTGAGGGGGTTTGTGTCGATGGTCATATAAGAGCCGTCATCCGGGGCGGATGCAGTGATATCATCATATAGGTCGCTGAACAATTTGAAATTAGGAGTCGTACCGGGTTGATAGAGCACAGGTGCTACATAATTTTCAATCCCGCTTAAAACCTCTTTTCCTTTATCATTCGTTACAACTTCCCATATTGCAGTGAATACAGGAGCGCCATCATCGGCCCGGCGCTGGTAGTTCCCTTTGAAAACTAAATCCTTGTCATTCAAAGCAGCCTGGTAATAATCATACAGGTTCTCTTTTACGGCTGCATATTTCCGATCTCCATTGTTTACAACAGAGAAGCACTTGTAGTTTATTTTTCCGTCACCGGAAGTATAAGTAAAGAAATAGCCAAAGTCCGTGTGTCCAGAGTATTCGACGGTCTGACCGTTTTTGTATTGCACATCATCTGCAAATGCAGACATAGCAAAAGGGAGGGACAAAGCCGCGGTCAATCCAAGCGCAAGAAAGGTTCTTCTTTTCATGGTTCATACCTCACATATACAAAAATAGGCAGCCAACCAGCTGCCGAAAAACTAAGTTATCAAGGAAAATTTCAAAGGAGGAAAATAAAGTGCAAGAAAATAGCACAATGTTTGCAAAATGTGATACAATGGAAGAAAAAGAATCGCACGACAAGCTTGTGCATCTTGCCGTCAGTGAGATTCTTTCGTTATCCGAAAACCAACTTCAAGAAGTCATTCGGAGGTTTTATGCTCTTTTGTAAACTGAACATTTTGAAGCAGGACGAGAACGGAAACTGGTACAAGCCCAAAAAACAGCATCGAATCCGCCGCTTTTTCGTTGAGGACATCTTTTACCGTTTCGTATGGATGATTGAGTGGTTCTTATTTGAAAAGTATTGGTAATACATAATCCGAAATCAGATTCACCAGAACCGGAATCAAAATCAAGGTGATAATACCGCCGACTATTTTCATCGGCCCAGAAAACCGGTTTGCATTTTTCTCTCGCAAATATTGCTTTCCGGCTTCTGTAATTCGTAATCCGGACTGCATAAACCCTGTTGTAGAAGATTCTGCAAAGCCAAGTTCTTCAAGCGCCGTAGCGTCTTGAAACAGTTCTTTTGTCCGTTCAACACCACCGGGATATTCCCGATCGAGGGCTTTCAGCAGTTTGAGTTCTTTTCTATTAAGATGTACGCTCACTCTGGAAGCTCCTTTTTAACTGCCTGAGCAATCCGAACAATTTTCATAATGTTTTCGTCATCCATGCCATCCAGCGCTTCCAGCAGCGCCCGGCGGGCTGGTGACAATTTTTCAAGCTCAATGCCATCTAAGGTGTTGGGCTTTTCTTTTTGATCTTCGCCGGTCAGTTCTTCGACCGTGACACCGAAGTAAGATGCAACCTTTAATGCTGTGGCATCAGTTGCTCCGCCGCCCTTTTTCCAGCGATTTACTGTCGGCTTTGAAAGCCCCATTTCAAGAGCTGCCGCAGATGGTGTTTTTCCGGCCTTTTCGCACAGCTTCAAATAGTTTTCGTAAAATGCCATAAAATACACCACCTTTTTGTGCAGTATGCCGAAGTTCACAAAGTTTACAAAAAACTATTGAAAGTTACTTTAGTTACTGCTATAATGGCGTTGTCAGTTAAAAACGTTCACAAAGCACAAAGCCCCAGCGGGTCGCACCGCCTAAGCTTTTTTACTATGTGTCTGCAACTACATAGTAACACACTTTGTAAACTTTTTCAACTGGTATTTGACACGGCGATAAGAAAAAATCTGCCTGCGGTTGTTTCACAGACAGACTTTTCACCGATTTGTCACCAGAACGCACTTGCACCCCTACGGTAACGCAAACATGCGCGTTTGCGTCTCTTTTGCGCCATGCGCGGCGTAAAAGTAACGCCGGGGCTGCAAAAACAACTTGCAGGGCTATGGGTACGCCGCTTCCTTTGGCGGGTCGGCACCGCCTTGTAAGCCCTAGCGCTTCACGCACTTGCTCGTGTCTGGAACTGGCTGGCTCAAAAGTTTGGTCATCGAAATCACCGCCTTTTGAATCAGTTTAACTAGGAGCCTTGAACAGTATAGCAAATCGGTGCGCCGTTGTCAATTTTGTTTCAACTTACGTTTTAAAGGAGGTGTGAAAGTGCCTGAAAAATGGACAGGCCGTTTAGTAGGCCGGATGCACAACAACCATATTACAGTAGACGACGTAGCAAAGCATCTTGGATTTTCGAGAAGCTACTGTTCACTGATTTTGAACAGCAAGCGCAACCCTCCCGGCATTCGGGAAAAGATGGAAACTGCCGTCAGCGAGATCATCAAGGAAAAGGAGGACAAAACGGCATGAGCGAATTAAACAATCTCATCCCGATTAGCTACGACAACCCGGAGCGCCCCACGGTGAGCGGCCGGGAGCTGCACGAGTTTTTGCAGGTCGGCACGAAGTATGCCGACTGGTTCAAGCGGATGTGCGAAGGCGGACTTTTTACCGAGCACGTTGACTTTGAACCTTGCTTCTCAAATTTGGGAAGCGAGAAACAGCACGGTGGTCAGAACAAGGTTGACCACCAACTCACCATCCCAATGGCCAAAGAGCTGTGCATGATCCAGCGCAATGAGCGTGGCAAGCAGGCACGGCAATATTTTCTGGCCATTGAAGCCCAGTGGAACAGCCCGGAAGCGGTCATGCGCCGGGCGGTGCTTATTGCCCAGAAGCAGAACGACCAGCTCAAGGCCGTAAACAAACAGCTTTTGGCTGAGAACAGCGACCTGAAGCCAGATGCAGAGTATGCCAGGGCCGTTTGCATTGGCGATAACTGCCGGACGGCTACCAGCATTGCAAAGGATTACGGCATGAGCGGCGAGAAGCTGAACAGCATCCTGCACGGGCTGAAAATCCAGTGGAAGAACAGCGACGGGCAGTGGGTGTTATACGCAAAGTATAGCGGCAAAGGTTACACCAAAAACCGCAAAGGCCGTCCGTTTGAGCACAACAGTGGCAAGATCACCACGCCAAACACCACCGTTTGGACGGAAGCGGGCCAGCGGTTCATTTATGAGCAGCTCAAGGCCATTGGCCTGACGCCCAGCATCGACCACAAAGAGAATGTGGAACAAACCACGTTTGAAAGGGGTGCGTAACATGAAATTTACGATGCGAGATAAAATTTGCAAGCTCATCGGCAAGTACAACGAGTTGGAGCAGCAAGCTATGGTTAATGTCGCTGGAGGTGCATTTCGCACTATGCTCGGCAAGATGCCTACCAAAGAAGAGGAAAACGCTTCGGAGAAGGCCAGCATTTACCACTGGATGCAGGAGGATTTGAAGCAGCTACTGGAAGAGGACGAAGCTGCAGCAGCCCAGGAAGATACCCGCAAGACCGCCCCGGCTGGCAAGTGGTGCGCGGACTCAGCGGCACGGGCAGCTGAGAGCGCCGCAAAGGGGGTGCGGAACAATGGGTGAAGCGCTGGCTTGAACAGCGCTGGGATGCAAGACAGCCTTCACGGCTGGCACACATCAAAGAAAAGAGGTCGAAGCATGATGAAAGTCATACAGGGCACCTTCCGGCAGATTCCGTACTGGAAACTTCGGGGCCGGTTCCACAGCTGCGGCTACCGCGATCAGGAAGTCGCTAAGTATATCGGCATTGGCCGGGACACTATGAGCGGCAGGATGCAGGGGCACAATCCGTGGACAAGCGCAGAGATCACAGCAATGTGTGAACTGCTGGACATCCGACAGGATGAGATCGGGGAACTGTTTTTCCCCTCACTTGAGAAAGGAGAATCCGCATGAAGATCAAATCCGGCGTATGGTACAGGCTGGCCGCTGCCAGCGGTGCCGCAAGTCTGCTGTACGGCATGGGAATAGAGGGCAGCGCACAGACGGGCAGCGCCATCTCCGACGGCCAGTTTGCCACGGCCCTGTGCCTGGTGTTGGCAGCGGTGATGTTCCTGCGGCTGGGCTTTGCCGCCCAGGATCGTGAGCAGAACGCCCGCCGTTATGGCCGCATTGACCGAACCCACGCCCGCACCGAGGAGCCGGGGTACCGGCAGAACCGGAGGGACGCATGAAAAAAAGCCCGCCGGTGCGCCAACACCGACAGGCTGCAAGGGTTGATGGAATTTGAAAGCCCCATCACCCCGATGATATCACAAAATCGGAGGTTTTTACAGATGGAGAATGAATTGACCGTCCGGGTGGAACGCCCGGCAATTCCGTCCATGAGCTGGAACAAGGACGAGGTTGAACGGAACCTTGACGAGATGCTGGCGGCCTACAAAGGCCGGGTCTACACCCCGGAGAGCATCAAGAGCGCCAAGGAGGATCGGGCAAAGGTCAACGGCTGGGATAAGCAGCTTGGAGCTGCTGCCACGGCAGCGAAGAAGCTCTACATGAAGCCGCTGGAAGATTTCCAGCGGAGCATCAAGGAGATGCAGGGCAAATGCAAGGAGATTTCCGGAGCGATTGACGCACAGGTCAAGGCTGTGGAGGCCGCCGAAAAGGAAGAAAAGGCTTCTACCCTGCGCCTGATCTACCGGGACAACATCGGTGAGTTGGAAGCTCTCATTCCGTTTGAACGCCTGTTGGACAACCGCTGGCTGAACAAGACGTTCGCCATTGCGGAAGCAAAAAAGGCCCTGTGCCAGTCCATCGAGAACATCCGCAGCGATTTGGAATTTATCCGAGAGAACTGTGGGGAGGACGTGGAGCCGTGCACCACGGAATATCTCCGCAACTTGAGCACCAACGAAGCCGTTCGCGAGCATAACCGCCGCGAGAAGTCCCGCGCAGCACAGAGGGAGGCAGAGGTCGCGAGAAAGGCGGCAGAACTGGCGCGGGCTGCTGCTCCGGTAATTATTCCCCCGACTGAGGAAGATCGCGAGATGAAAGCGAGAGCCGCCGCTGCAACGCAGGCAAACGCATTCATCACGCCGGAGGGCCGTCTGGACATAGAGGCGATGCAGAGCTTCTCCGCTGCGCAGGAGGCTCCCTCCCGCAAGCGCTATTACTTCTGGGTCGAGTTCACCAAAGAGGACATTGCATGGTTCCGCAGCGCTGCCAAGGAACGCGGGTTCGATTTCGGCAGCATCAAATAATCTTCAACATTCTAGGAGGTAACAAAAATGGGTTTCACTTCACGCGCTGGCGCTGCTGCGCCGAATACCACTACCACAGTTCAGAGCCGCTCCTTCGCTGCTCAGGTCAAGCAGAGCGAAGCGATGCAGCCGGTCGCAGAATCTAAGCCGGTCGAAATCGAGAGCATGGACGGCCAGCATCTGACCGTCACCTTTGACGATGTGCGGAACTTCATCTGCAAAGATGCGACCTTCGCAGAGTGCCGCATCTTCTTGGAGACCTGCAAGCAGTACCACCTCAACCCCTTTACCAAAGAGGCATATCTTATCCACTACGACAATAAGAACGGCGACAGCGCGTCCACCATCGTGCTGGGCAAGACCTGCTATATGAAGATGGCCGAGCGTCACCCGCAGTATGACGGATTTGAAGCTGGCGTTATCGTGCTCGTGCCGGAAGTTGGCGAGATTATTCACCGCGAAGGATCCATCGTCTACGAGGACGAGAAGCTGGTCGGCGGCTGGGCTAAAGCCTACCGTAAGGACCGCAGCCGTCCTTTCTACGAAGAAGTGAAGCTGAGCGAATACGACACCAAGAAGTCCATGTGGGTAACGAAGCCTGCAACGATGATTCGTAAGGTGGCCCTCGTCCACGCGCTGCGCGAATCCTTCCCGGCCACGTTTGGCAGCCTCTACGATGAGAGCGAGGTTCCGGTAGATGCAGAAGCATCCTGCCGCGAGGTCGAGAACGAGCAGCCCGAAATCGGCGCTATGCAGCCCCGCAAACTGAAGCCGAAAAAAGAACAGCCCGAACCGTTGGCAGTCGAAACCACCGACACCAACGATGATCCGTTTGGCGGTGATGGCGAATGATTATCAAGACGAGCACTGGTGCAATGGTGGCCGGAGTGCTGGCCCGCGACCCGGAAATCAAGGAAACGCGGACTGGAAACCAGTTCTTGAGCATGAGTGTCAAGGCGCACAGCGTCAAGGATGATTCCGGCAAGTGGAACAGTGTTTTCGTGGAGTGCTGCATCTGGCGCGATTTGGACCGCTGGGATGGACTGCTGCACAAGGGAGATTTTGTCGTGGCGTTTGGTCGGGAGCTGAAAAGCCACGAATCCAACGGAAAGACTTATTGGAATCTCGATGCTGATGGCGTTGTGGTCGGAGGCCTTGTCAATGCAAGCTGGGTTCAGATAGCAATCGACATGATGCAGCCGACCGAACAGGCAGGAACCGATGACTTTGCGCCGGTGGAGGACGAAACGCCCTTTGACCCCGGCGCAGAACCGCCGCAAAGCGTTTCTCAGCCGGAACCAGCAAAACAACCCGCCCCGGCGGTTACGCCCGAATATGACGACGATAGCCGCCCGATTTCGGATACGGGCGACTTGCCGTTCTGATTCACCGTTGAGAGAAAGGAGGTGAGCAGATGGCAATTTTTCGTTGCGTTTCGCCGAACTTTTGGTCAGACCCGAAGGTGGACGATGACTTCACCCCGGAAGATAAATACTTTTATCTCTACCTTCTCACCAATCCGCACACCACTTTGAGCGGATGCTATGAGCTGGGCAAGCGGCAAGCGAGCAGAGAGCTTGGATACAACGAAGAGACCGTAGACCGACTTATCCACCGAATGGAAACTGTTCACAACGTTATCCGCTATGACAAGGCAACGAAAGAGATATTGCTTCTTAACTGGCACAAATACAACTGGTCGAAATCACCCAAATGCCTGAAGGGCGTTGAGTATTCGCTGCAAAACATCAAGAGTGATGCGTTCAGAAAATACTGCGCAGATACCCTATCTATACAGTATCGGTACAGTATAGATACAACTGTATCTGTAACTGCTACTGTAACTGAACCTATTACTGAAACTGTTATCTATCCTAATAGAGATAGCTTAAATAACAGCAAAGAGAAAACCCCGGCAGCTGATGCAGACCTCGCCCAGATTATTCAGCGGTACGAGGAAGTTGCAGGCAGCTTTCCGCGTTCAGCGCTGGAAAAGCTGCAAAGCTGGCGGCAGGCTTTCGGCACAGACTTGATCTTGCTGGCAATTGACCGGGCAGCGGAAGCAAATAAACGGTCGTGGGCCTACATAAACGGAATCTTAGCCAGTTGGCAACGCGAAGGTGTTCAGACGGTTGGCGATGTAGCTGCAAGCGATGAGCAGTACCAGAGCCGCCAGCAGCAGGCACGGCCCGGCAGCGCTACCGGTGGAAGAAAGCCCACCGAGAGCGTGGACGATCAGCTGACCAGAGTGCTGGCAAACATGGACAGAAAAAGAGGGTTTGAGCAATGACGAAAGAAGAAACGGCCCAGCTGATACGGATGAACTTCACGCTGTACAAGCTGGGCAGCAAACCCCTCACGGATGAGGAAATGGAAACCACCCTTGACGTGTGGACGTATCAGTTCCGGGATTATCCCGGCGAAGTGGTGAAGCGGGCGTTCCTGGCCGCGAATCGCGTCTGCGTCTATCCAATCACGGTGGCAGATATCTACAAGCAGCTTTCCCAGTGCATCAACCCGGATGCAGAGTGGGAGGCGCTGGCGGATGCAGCCCGCAAGGCACAGAAATACATGAGCTGGAAAAACTTCCCGATGGTGACCGGCATTGACGAGAAGGGCGGGCTGCTGCGTAGTGACGGCACGGAAGAGCTGCAAGTATTGTACGACAGCCTCCCCCCGGCGGCCAAAACTTACGCCGGGAGCGTGGGCGGCCTGAAGGAGCTGGCCATGACCCCGGACCTGACCTATCGCCGGGTCGAGTTCCTCAAACAGTCGCGGGAGGACATTACGACAACGCCGAGGGAGGCCGCCCGGCTGTGCGGCACGTCTGACCCGGCTAGATTGGAGGCAGTCAATGGGTAAGTTCAGGGTTTTAGTGGAGTGCCGCAACGAGGGCGGCACAGATCTCCACTGCTGGATCGTGGAAGCGAAGAACCCAGGCGAGGCGGAACATATCGCCGTCTCCAGGGCTCGGGCCTTTTACCCCGAGTTTGATGAGTTTGAACCTGTAAGGACGGAGGCTGTGAAGAATGGATGAATTGAAGCTTTTGCCTGCAAACGCAATTGTGGCAGCATTTCGAGAAGTGGCAGAAAAAAATCGTAAGAAAGCAAATGAACTTCAGGGGAAGGCTGGGTTTCAAAATTTCTTGCTCCGAGAGGTTCATAATAGCGGAGCAGATATGATTTCTGGCCTCGCGGATGACATAGAGAAGATGGACCCTGTTGACGAAGCCGTTTTACGCGTTGCACTTATTCAAAAAATCAAAAACGGGCAAAAGGGTGCTCAAAAGCTTTATTGGAGGGATTTTGCGGGCAATAAAGTTTGCCCCGTTTGTGGGTATGAGTGCACAGATGATTATTTTGTCGAAAATTTTTGCACAAGATGCGGGACAAGGTTATTCGTAGACAATGGCTAAATGGAGGATGCAGAAATGAACACACCGTGCAAAGACTGCCCCGACCGGCACCCGGTATGCCACGACAGCTGCCTTAAATACGCCGAGTTCAAGCGCCAGCGCGGCGCAGAAGCAGCTTACACCCGCGAGATGCTGGACACAGGCAAGGTCTACCACTACGACCACGAGGACCGCCACCGGGAGCGGGGCCGCAAGAAGTACATGGGAGCGAACGGAGGAGCGGACAGATGAATAAATTCGGAAACTGCCCTCTGTGTGGCAAACAAGTCAAGCCGACCAACCTGCGAAAAATTGCACGGCAGAATCAGCTGTACGGATTTCGCCTGGCTCTGGATGGAATTGCTGCCACATGGGGCGCACTGATTCAGAATCTGCGGTGTGAGCTTGGCCTGACCGATGAGCAGGTGCAGAAGCTTATCCGCATTGGCGACAGATACTGGGAGATGGTCGGAGAGTTCAAGAACGAGGGCATGGCCCCGGACGAGTTCGCGGAGTATCTCGTCAGCAAGTCGGAGCAGGTCGAAAAAGAGCTGAGAGAAAGGTGGAGCGAATGGACAAGGAACAGCTTGCAATTGCACGGTTGCAGGACGCTGCACGTCTATCCGAGCATCGGTACAAGAAACCGCTCATGGTCACATACTCTGGCGGCAAGGATTCACAGGTGCTCGTGGCTCTGGCTGAACGTGCAGGAATCAACTTCGAGGTGGTCAACAGCCATACCACAGCAGATGCGCCGGAGACGGTCTATTTCATTCGTGAGCAGTTCAAGGCGATGGAAGAGCGTGGAATAAAATGCTCCATCGTCATGCCCCGCTACAAGGACAAGCCCGTGTCCATGTGGACGTTGATTCCAATGATGAAAGCCCCCCCAACAAGAAACAGGCGATATTGCTGCTCTATCTTAAAAGAATCTCCAACGATGAGCGGGTGCTTTATCGCAACTGGAGTTCGCTGGGCTGAATCTGTTAGGAGAAACAATACTCGTGGGATTATGGAAATCAGCCATAGAAACAAAGAAAAGCGCATTATCCTTACGAGCGACAATGACGAGAAGAGGCAGTTGTTTGAGACTTGCAACCTCAAGGGCAAAATGACCGTCAATCCGATTGTGGACTGGTCAAATGCAGATGTTTGGGGTTACATTCACTCTGAGTCGCTTCCGATAAATCCGCTATATCAATGTGGTTTTGAACGTGTTGGATGTGTTGGATGCCCTCTTGGGGGATATAAACATCAATGTATGGATTTTGCACGATATCCAAAATTCAAAAAAGCGTACATTATGGCATTCCAGAGAATGCTTGACATCAGGCAAAGACTCCAAATGCCAAACGATATTGCTGAATGGAAAACAGGAGAAGATGTTTTTCACTGGTGGACGGAAGACGGTGTTCTTCCCGGTCAGTTAAGCATGGACGATTTGATGGGGGTGATTGTATGACGCAGAAACAGTTTATCAAGCAGCTGATGAGCCGCGGCGTTTCGCATTCGGATGCCTGCGGGCTGGTGGCCTACATGAAAGAGCTTCGCCAGCTGATCGAAAAGCATGAGGACGTTGTGATGCTGGCGGATGCAAACACAATGCAGTTCGTCCCGGCGAAGGTTTACTCCTACGAGGAAACCTTCCAACGGATGCAGGAAGGGAGAGATATCTTTTGCTGAATGTGCTTTATATCCCGACAGATAAAGAAGCTGTGGAAGCGGCCCTTGTCCTGCAAAGATATTGCGAAGCAAAATTTGAAAATGGGTGTAAGGATTGCATCCACAACCTCGGAAGTCATGAAAGTTGTGGTCTTTCTAACGAACTTCCGTGTGATTATATCATACCAGATAGAATTGTAAAAGAAACAGAAGCAAAGCCGAGCAAAGTGAAATCCAACCCTGGAACCGACACTATGAGCCCGGAGGACATGGCCCATTATTTGATGGATTTTTGCCATTGCCACTTGGCAGCCGGGAAAGGTTGCCCAGGTTGCACGTTCGATAAGCCGACCAGTAACGATGGCGATGGAGAATGCCGTCTCGGTGTTCCTTCCGACTGGGATTTTTGAGGAACACAAACCCGAATAAAACCAAGTTTGACCTGCTGGAGAATGGAGCTTGAACATGAGCAATGACAACATGAGCCGGAATGCCGAGCATTATGCAGATCCGACCCCCGGCACTGCGATGCGGAACATCCGCAAGGAAGAATACCAGAAGGAATCCGCCCGGCTGCTGCGAATCAGCCTCCTCGTGCCCCTGCTTCGGCAGGTGGCCGAGTGGGCAGGTTTTGAGATCATTGGCCGAATCCCATTGCGGGACAAGGCGACTGGAAAGGAGTATCGGTAATGGACAACAAAATTCTGGAAGAGGCTCGCGATACCATGCTGACTACATTGGAAAAGATTGGCGGACAGAGCCTCATTTGTTCGTGGACGCGCCGAGACGGTACGGTGGTCAGACTGTCGATGAAAATCATGCCCCACAACGAGGACACCATTGCAGATGCCATCTGCGACATGGACGATGAGGAGCTGGCCAAGCGCCTTATCCCCATTGTCGTGAACCAGATGTGCGAGGACCATGTACCCACGGAAGAAGAGGCGCTGAAGTGGCTCCAGCAGCCCGCCAGCTGCCTGAAGGAGTAAGGAGGACGAAATGGCAGAACACTACAAGATTGACTGTGACAAGGTAGAGGACAGAAAGGCGCTGACCGTCATTCTCGCAATGAACGGATACACCGTGCGCATGGGCAAAGAGAAGCGCGGCGGAAAGTCCACCTTGACCTACTTCGTGGAGTATTGGAGGGCTGACAATGAAGGGTAACACAGCGGCCAGCGCCCGCCGCAGCTACATGGGCGCTCGCAGCCGGGCAGAGGGCGCAGGTTTTGAGGCCATCATCAGCTCCGCTTGCGACTACTACCGCGCAATCGGGCGGGCAGACATCGAGAAAACCCCGGAGCCGATGAAGCCCATCGGTGGTGCAGATCGCTCCGGCAGATTCCTCGCCTGCTACACCAAACAGGCACAGCCAGACTACAAAGGCGTTCTCTCAGGCGGAAGAGCGGTCGTTTTCGAGGCGAAGCACACCGACACCGGTCGTTTGTTGTCCGACCGCGTATCAGCCGAGCAAGCCGCCTGTTTGCGCCGGATATCACGGCTGGGCGGTATCGCGTTCGTTCTGTGTTCATTCAATAGCCGGGAGTTCTACCGCATTCCGTGGCCGATCTGGGAAGACATGAAGAACGTGTTTGGCCGGAAGTACATCACCCCAGCAGATTTGGCAGAGTACCGTATCCGCGTTGCAGCGCCCGGAGTGTTGCTATTTTTGGAGGGAGTAAAGGAGAAAAAAGATGATCTTCACATGTGCACCTGAAAATGAAAAGCGAGACGGTGTAGACTACCGCGATGTCAAGGCATGGTTCCAGCAGTGCCGGGACGGTGCTGCCGCCGTGAAGGCCCAGAAGCAGAAGATCCAGCGCATCCGGGATGCTGCCGAGAAATGCACCCAGAGCCTAAACGGAATGCCCACAGGCGGAAGTTCCGGTGATAAGGTCGGAGATGCCGTTGCCCGGCTGGATGCAGAGGAACGGGAGCTGAAGCAGATGGAGCAGCGCCTTGCACTGCTGAAGATGAATGCCACCTGCAGGGCCTACACCGGGGCCGTAGACCCCGAGACCGTCCGGCAGGGTGACTGCATCCGGATGTTTTACATCGAGAACAGGAACCAGCCCGTCATCGTGGAAGCTCTGGGGCTGTGCGAAAATTCCGAGGTCTCAAAGATTATCCGCCGGGGCTGTGAGCGGCTGGCTCTGCTCTGGGATACACTGGAATAATGATTCCACATCATATCCATCCTGCATCCATGTGCAAAACATCCCATTTGTGATATTCTGGGTACAAGCGCAACCGCGCGAAGCGGAACGGCGCTTGAAAGCCTGCCGACCCCGTAGGCAGAAGTGGACGCATGGCCTCATAAACCACCGGGAGCTGCTGCGTTTCCCATGCGCGGCACATCTCTTTCTGTTTTCATCCTCCTAGATGATAGCTTTGCTTAACACGCATTTCTTATGCCGGAGGCCCCGGAACGCCAAAAGCGGGTTATGACGTTGGACCAGCCGGTGTGTGCGTCCAATCCCTGCGCCCTGAACTGTGTCTGACCAGCACAGCGATGGGCTTTTTATATTCCCGTAGCTCAATTGGTAGAGCGTTGGTCTCCAAAACCAAAGGCTGCAGGCTCGGGCCCTGCCGGGAATGCCATTTGCGTACCCTAGAGGGGGCGGCGCAATAGCGGAGCATCTGGCCGCGAAAGTTCCAGATGCAGCGGCAACGTCTTACTGTCCGGTAAAAGCAGATAACGGCGTTGCTGCTTATATGCCGTCATAGCTCAACTGGAAGAGCCGCCGTCTTGTAATCGGCAGGTTGTAGGTTCAAATCCTACTGGCGGCATATTCGATATTTTGGCCGTTCGGATTTCCGGGCGGTTTTTCTTTTGCATGGGTTTAGAGAGGTGGTGGCGGTGGCCTACAGCAAAAACAAAAGAATAGGCAGACCGCCCGTCTTTGAGAGCAAAGAAGAACTTGAGAAAAAAATCGAAGAGTTCTTCAAAAGCTGCGAAGGGAGCGTCCTAGAAGACGAAACCGGAAAGCCTGTTTTGGACAAATACGGAAACGTGATAAAAATCGACGAACGTCCAGAAACTGTCACCGGTCTA